TAACGATACTGATTTAGATGAATTAACTGAAGAAGAGTACGAAAAATTATCTGAAACTGAGAAGAAAGAATATGATCAAAAGATTGAAGAATTTTCTGAGAAAGCAGAAGAACAATTTGATGTATTAGATGAGGTATTCCAATTTGTTTCGGATGCATTTGATAATCAATTTACTCCTGAAGAATTACAAAAAGGACTTGAAAGTGGGCAGAAAGGTTTTGAAACTTTAGGTACTGTTCTTAGAAACATTACTAGTGGTGGAGAACCAAGTGATACAAAAAAGTTCGTGGAAGAGAAGGAGAAATAACGCCTGAAGATTTAACGGAAGAAGGCGCATATAATAATTATATGAAAATTGCTAAAAAGTTAATTGATGAAGGTATGGATCCTGATAAAGTTGCAAATATGCCCATTCATTTCTTTTTAGAAATTGTAGAATCACGTATTGAAACAAAAGAAAAAGCTAAGAGCTTTAAAGATATTTTTGGATAGTCACTCATTAATGAGTGGCTTTTTTATTTATAAATTTTTAGAGAAAGGAGGAATTATATGGCAAGTCCTATAGGTAATATGGTCATACGTGTTGATTTAGACGGTTCCGGTTTTAATAAAGGAGTTACAGGTCTTCAAAGACAAATGAGAATGGTTAATAAAGAAATGTCAGCTAATTTGTCACAATTTGGTCGATATGATAATAGTTTAGAAAAATCTAAAACCAAAGTTGACGGTCTATCCAAAAGGCAAAGAGTTCAAAAAGAAGTAGTCAAAGAACTAAGACAAAATTACGATAGATTAAGTGCTGAAACCGGAGAAAATAGTGCTAAAACACAAGCGGCTGCCGCTAAATACAACGAAGCTAGAGCAAAATTAAATCTATATGATCGTGAATTAGAAGAAGCTACAAAACATATGAAGTCTTTACAAGACCATCAAAAAGCCTTAAATACTTCTCTTGGTAAACTAGGTAATAATTTTTCTAAGTTTGGTCCCCAATTAAAAACTATGGGAGATGGAATGAAAAGTGTTGGTCGCTCTATGGGATTGTATGTTACAGCCCCTATTGTAGCTGGTTTTGGTGCTGCAGTTAAAGCTTCAATTGATTACGAAAGTGCTTTTGCTGGAGTTCGAAAAACAGTAAATGGTAGTGAAAAAGATTACAAAAAATTATCGGATGGCATCATTAACATGTCTAAAAACCTACCTGTTGCAGCAACAGATATTGCAGAAGTAGCAGAAATGGCCGGTCAACTTGGTATCAAGAAAAGTAACATCCTAGATTTCTCTAAGACTATTATAGATTTAGGTGAATCTACTAACATGACAAGAGAACAGGCAGCAACAGAGTTTGCTAAGTTCGCAAACATTGTAGATATGCCTCAAAAATCATTTAGTAATCTTGGTTCAAGTATCGTTGCTCTAGGAAATAATATGGCAACAACCGAGTCGGATATTATGAGTATGTCTATGCGTATCGCAGCACAAGGTAAATTAGTAGGAATGTCAGAAGCTGATATAACAGCACTATCTGCAACAATGTCTTCTTTAGGTATTGAAGCTGAAGCAGGTGGTACAGCAATGACCACAGTACTTAAAAAGATAGACAAAGCAGTTGGTCATGGAGGAGAAACTCTAAAAGAGTTTGCAGATGCTAGTGGCATGTCATCAAAAGAATTCAAAGACCAATGGGAGAAAGATCCTGTAAAAGCTTTAGATGCATTCATAGGTGGATTAGCTAAGTCGAAAGACGAAGGAGAAAACCTTTCTAACATACTTGCTGACTTAGGTATCAAAGGTATCAGGGAATCAGACACAGTACTACGTATGGCTAATAATCATAAACTTCTTGGCGATGCAGTAGACTTATCGGGTAAAGCTTGGAAAGAAAATAAAGCTTTATCAAACGAAGCTAATCAACGTTATGAAACTATGGCTTCTAAATTAAAAGTATTAAAAAATAACTTTGTTGCTTTTGGTATTTCGCTTGGAAATGCAATAGCGCCAATGGTAATTAAATTAGCCGAAGGCTTAACAGGTATTTTAAAAAGTATGACTAATATGTCTAATGGTATGAAGATAACAATAGCTGTTGTTGGATCGTTAGTTGCAGCAATAGGACCTGTACTTTTTGTTTTTGGTGCATTTATAAGCGTTCTGGGAAGTGCAATGACAACATTAGGTCCTCTATTAATAGGTATATCAAAAGCAGGCGGATTAATGGCATTTTTATCTGGTAAAGTAGCTACAGCTGTTAGGATGTTTCCAGCATTAGGAACAGCGATAAGCTTTGCAGGTGGTCCTTTATTATGGATTGTCGGAGGTTTAACAGCTTTAGGTATTGGATTTACTGTAGCATATAAAAAATCAGAAACATTTAGAAATATTGTTAATAAAGTAGTTTCTGGTGTAATGAATACTTTTAAAGCAGCAAAGATTGCACTTCAAGGATTCTTCCAACTATTCAAAGGAAATGGCCAAGACGGTGTTATCACACTTTCAAAAATATTGCCACCTAACGTTGTTGTAGGACTAACAAATTTTGCAACTACTGTTAAGAGAGTATTTTTCCAAGTTATCAATACTATTAAAGCATTTGGATTACAAATTGGACAACAACTTTCTACTTTTTGGAAAAAGAATGGAACAGAAATCACACAAGCCGTTAGAAATATTGGGAATGTAATTTCAACAGTTTTCAAATTTATATGGGGTAATATAATCCAACCAATTATGACCCTCATTTGGAATTTGATGAAATTATTATGGCCAGCCATAAAAGCATTAATTGTCAGTGTTTGGAATAATATTAAAGGAGTAATTCAAGGAGCCTTAAATATCATTCTGGGTACAATCAAAATATTTAGTAGTATTTTAACAGGTAATTGGAAAGGCGCTTGGAATGGATTAGTTCAAGTTTTAAAAGGTGTAGTTCAATTAATTTGGAATTTAGTACAACTTTGGTTTGTTGGAAAAATTGTTAAAGTAGCCAAACTTGGAATGTCCTTATTAAAAGGTGTATTCACAAAAGGATGGAAGTTTATTCATACATTCATTGCAACTACTGCTTATGCAATATGGAATTCGGTTAAACAGAAGTTTTCAGGTCTTAATAAATCCATAAAAGCAATCGTCACTTCTATAAAGAAATGGCTTACTAATACATGGTCAGCTATTAAGAAGTCAGTAGTTAATCAAGCGCAAAGTCTGTGGAGTGGGGTTAAATCTAAGTTTAGTAGTTTATGGAAATCAACAAAATCTATATTCACTACTTTGAAAAATTGGACACAAAAAATTTGGTTAAACTTGAAAAAATCAGTTGTAAAAACTGTTCAAAATTTATATACAAGCGTTAAAACTAAATTTAATAACCTGTGGAAATCAACTAAACAAATTTTTAGCAATTTAAGAAAATGGACTGTTAATACATGGAATAAATTAAAAAACTCTATTGTAAAAAAAGCACAGGATACTTGGAATGGTGTTAAAGCGAAATTTACTAGTTTAGCTAAATCTACCAGAACTATATTTACTAATTTGAAAAATTGGGTCACTAACAAATGGAAGAGTATAAAAACTAGTGTTACTAATTTAGCTAATGGAGCTAGAGACAATGTAGTTAATGGCTTTAAATCCATGTATAACAAAGGCAAGTCTTGGTTGAATAAACTCAAGAACTTTATTGGAGATTCTAAAGAGGCGTTTAAGAAAAAAGCAGCAAGTCTTGGTAAAGCAGCAGCTAATGGAGCTATATCAGGTTTAAATAAAATGATAGGTGGAATCAATAAGATTTCAAAAGCTATCACAGATAAGAATCTAATTAAAAAAATACCTAAACTTTCTAATGGTACAAGTGGAGCAATAAAGTCACCAACTGCTGCAATTGTTAACGATAAAGGTCCTGGAAATGGATCTGGTCCAAAAGGACATCAAGAATTAATTGCAAGACGTGATGGTTCTTTACATGCACCAATTGGTCGAAATGTATTAGTTGGTTTAGGTAAAGGTGACTCTGTTATAAATGGCCGACACACTCAACAACTTGTGAGAACAGGTGTTATCCCACAATTTCATGGTGGTAAGAATTCAGAAAAAGAGAAAGATAATATACTAAGTCAGGCTAAAGATAAAGCTGGAAAGTTTGGCGCAGATGTAATGGACACAGCCCATTCAGCAGTTGATAAAAGTAAGAAAACTGTCAAAGCTGGTGTAAGTGCAGCAAAAAAAGGCGCATCTTATCTAGGAGACAAAATTGGAGACGTTTGGGATTATGTTAAAAGTCCTAAAAAACTAATAGATAAAATGCTAGGTAGTATTAATTTTGGAGGAAGTAAAGCAAATGCTACTATGCGCATGGCAGGTGGAGCTTTTAATAAGCTTAAAAAGTCTTTAGTAGGTAAAGTTAAGTCGTGGTTTGAAGAAGCCGAAGGTGGCGACGGAGATGCTGCGTGGTTATTCAAACATGACATTTGGCAAAAATTCGGTGCTTACACTGGCGGACTTGGTTTTAATGGTGGCCAACACTATGGTATTGACTTTGGTATGACGCCAGGTACTAAAGTAAAAGCTGTTTCTGGTGGTAGAGTCTCTCGTGTATGGAATGATTACGGTGGTGGTAAATCTATCGAAATAGATATTGGCAACGGATTAACTAACTGGTACATGCACTTAAATGAGCAATTAGTTAAAAAGGGTCAAAGAGTCGGAGTCGGTGATTTAATTGCTAAATCTGGTAACACTGGTAATTATACTGCAGGTAGCGGTCATTTACATTTTCAATTAAATAAAAATGGAAAGCCACAATCAAATGTTCTTGAATGGTTAAAAGGTTTAGGTAGCAGTGGAACAAATAAAGCGGCAAGTAAATGGGCACCAGATATTAAAAGAGCAGCTAAACGTATGAAAGTTAACCTTTCCAATTCTGAATTAAAAGGAATTATTGCGCAAATTCAACGTGAGTCAAATGGTAACGCAGGTGTAACACAGGGCAATATTGGAGATATCAATAACCTTAACGGAACACCTGCACAAGGTTTGCTACAATACGTACCAAGTTCTTTTAAAGCTTATAAAGTCAAAGGACATGGCAATATAAAATCTGGTTATGATCAACTACTTGCATTCTTCAATAACAGCAACTGGCGCAGAGATCTACCTTATGGAAAATCTGGTTGGGGTCCAACTGGTTCAAGAAGGTTTGCAACTGGAGGTAAAGTCTGGAATGGATTCTATCATTTAGGTGAAGAAGGCTATCCAGAATGGATTATCCCTTCAGACCCTAGCAGAAGTAATGATGCATGGAAACTTTTAGCATTAGCAGCCAATGACCTTGAAAAAAGTTCACCTAAAAGTAAGAGACCAAATAATTTACCAAACCCTTCAAATAGTTCTTCTGGAGGTAATTCAAGTTTAGAACAAAAATTTGATGCGTTAATTGGTTTGGTTTCTAAATTAGTATCAACTAATGAAGAAATAGCAAATAAAGATTATGAACCTGTTATTGATAAGTATTCGCTTGAAAATGAAGTTTTTAAATTGATTGAGAAATACGAACGCACTAAAAAGAGAAAAGGTAGATATAATCCAGCGATTTAATAGGAGGTGTGTAGATGCTTGATACAATTTTAGTGAACAATAAAAAGATTGACTGGCTAGTTGTAGAAAGAGGGTTTAAAATACCCTCTTTTAATTTTGCAACTGAAAGAGAAAAAGTGAATGGCCGTCCAGGTAGTGTTAGGAAATCAAGAAACATTGATGAATTAGAATTTGAACTACCTTTAATAGTTCGAAATGACTATTTGTCACCTGGTGGTAAGAAAAAGCACGATGAAATATTAAACGAATTAGTAAAGTTTTTTAATTTTGAAGAAGAAGTTGAATTAAGGTTCAAATCACAGACATGGTACTGGAAAGCAACGATTGATGGACCAATAGAACTTCCAAAAAATCCTAAGGAATTTATTAACTTTTCTATAAACGTTATATTGACTGATCCATTTAAATATTCAACGAATGAATATACAAATACTGCAATATCTGATGAGGTTTCTATTGTGAATAAAGGAACTGCAGATACACCTGTCATCATTGAAGCTAGAGCTTTGAAAGATAGTACCAATTTCTTAATCGCAAAAGGTAAGAATGGTGTTGCAGAAGATTATTTTATGATTGGTAAATCAGAAGATGCGAACAAAGTTAATAAAGATGAAGAACCTTTTTTATTTAATGATGAATTTCACACTGGAATTGGCAATTGGGCTTATGTCGCAGCTAACACGACATTTGGCAATAAGTTAGATGGTGGAGATGCAAATGGTGGACGATTTGGTGTTTCAGATTTAAAAGAAAGTATCTATCCTACAAACTATGGAACGACCGTTGCGACAAACTGGCACGGTGCAGCTGTTTATAAATCTTTAGGCAAGAGCATTGGAGATTTTAGAATTAAATTTAAAGTGCTAGTACGACATCATGCATCAACTGGACCAGGGAAAGGTTTCACCTATATTTTAGATGAAAACAATCGAACCTTATTTAGTATTGGATATGTTAATACATCAACCAGTCGTAATTTCGGCCAAATTATCGTATATGCCTATAATGAGCATGGAGAGGCGAAACGTATCTATGCTAGAGAAACGCCATTTAAATATTTGAAAATAGATAATATGCATGTCTTTATGACTATAGAAAGAAAAGGGCAAGAGATTTATATAGAAACTTGTAAGTATGATTATGCAAAAGATAGAGGTCGTAAAAAACCTTTAGACAAACATTCTAAAACGTATAGAGATAGTGGTAATTTCTATCAGAGAAAGGCTAGAATTGCTCAGATGTATGTTGGGAAGTCTGCTAAATATGATAAAAGACTATACGTAAATATTCTTGGTTATTCTATACAAGAACTACTGCCAAAGCAATCTGATGTAACACCTATTGTAATTAGAAAAGGTGATTTAATCGTCATCGATACAGGGCAAAATCTCGTTACACTCAATGATGAAAGTGCTTTGAAAATGAAAGATTTTGGTTCTAATTACTTTAATGTAGATAGTGGTGTGTCAGAGTTAATCATAGACCCGCCTGGTATTTTTGATACTAAGGTGATATGGCGTGATAGATATCACTAGAAAGGAGGTGGCAGATTGATACATGTATTAAATTTTAATAGTGAGATTATTGATTTCATTAGAAAAGATGATTTAGCAGTAATACGTGCAGAGTATACACGGAGTAAAGAAGATAAAAGTGAAATGTTAAACATCACACTTCTTTCTGAGCGTGCTGAACATTTTAAAGAGCGTAATCGTGTCATCATACAGGATAAAACCAATGCTTATCGAGAGTTTATTATTAATCGAATTGAAGAAGAAGGTAAGTATTTAGAAATTGAATGTGATGCATCTTATGTCGAAGATATCGGAAAAGCTAAGCCAATACCTGCAGGTAAATTCACCAAAATGACAGTGAATGAAGCATTATCAGAAACTTTAAGAGATTCTGGTTGGGAAGAAGGTTTATGTGAATATGGTGGTATTAAATCCATGTCATGGACATCTGTTAGAACACCACATGAAATGATTAGTCAGTTAACCACAACTTATAAATTAGAGCCAGATTATGAGATAGAAATAGAAGGCAATGAAGTCGTTAAAAGAAAAGTGAATATGTTACAACCTAAACCTTTATTTGAAGGTAAAGAGATTGTATATGGTAAAGATTTAATTTCTATGAAACGTACTGTTGATATGTCAGAAGTTAAAACTGCATTATATGCAGAAGGTCCAGAAAAAGAAGATGGATCCAGAATAAGTGTGGCTATAGTGGATAAAGATGCGCAAGAACAATTTGGTTTGCCAGAACGTTATCTTTGGGGATTTTATGAACCTGAATCTGATGATCAAAACATGACACTTGAGAGATTGACAACACTCACAAAAACAGAACTAAATAAGCGTAAGTCCTCAGCTCTTAGTTATGAGATTGAAGCATTTGATTTAGAGAAAGAATATCCCCACGAAATAATAAGATTCGGTGACATTGTAAGAATTAAGAACCCAGATTATACACCTAGTTTGTATGCAGAAAGTGAAGTAATTGGTTTCACACATGAATTAATATCAGACGAATTAACATGGAACTTTGGCAACATTGTTGAATACAAAGAAGACGATTTACTTAAATACTTCAGAAGTCGATTGGAAGACTTAGAGAAGAAAATGAATAATGATATCAATAATATTGAAACGATTATTACTGATCGTATTGATGATGAAGTTGAACGTCTACAAAGGAAACTACATCGTGGGCCAACTCCGCCTGATAATCCTGAAGAAGGTGATTTTTGGTTCGATACTTCAAATCCAAATGTAGCTGTTTTAAGAGAATTCGTTAACGGCGAATGGAAACATGCTTCGGCACATGATGTGGAGCAAATCGGTGGTTTAAGTAGAGAAGTCATTATTTATAGACAAGTATTAGAAGCTACCCACTCAATGAGTGCTGAAATAGCTAATCAGATGGAAAGAACTAATGTTGCATTAAGCTCAGAGTATCTCGTTGATTTAGATGTTAAAGGTAAATTACAAAAAGCTTTAAGTGATATGCTGGCGAAATTACAAATCGTTCAAAATTACATGGATAGCATGACTGAAGAAACAGCTACCATTGGTAGACTAATGGAATGGCAAAGCGCATTAGTAGACTTGAGAAATGACTTTTATTATCTAATCGTGGCGCTAATCGAAGCAGAGAAAGCTATTCAAGAACGTTTGAAATACTTACAATCACAATATACAGAAGAAAAATTTAATGAAGCCATGCAAAATGTGGCTGATAAGTTTGGGTTTGAATATACAGAAGATGGTTTTCTTGTTGGAGAGGGTTCTTTAATCAGCGGTGCAATTCAAGCATTACGTGAAGACACTGAAGAACAATTCAAGCAAGTGGTGAAAAGTGTTGATTATGAAACGGATAAAAAAGGTATTATCGAACGTTTAAATGGTGCTGATAGTGCAAGAGAACAATTAGATAAAATGATAAAAGACCGTGTAACTTTGACCGAATACAACAAGATGAAAATAGGTACACGTAACTTATTGTTGAATAGTAAAGAACGTTCGGATTTATTTGGAAGTTCCACGCATAGAAGAATTGTTTATCATTTAACAGAGCCTTTAAAAGTTGGGCAAGAGTATACATTAACATTCGATATGGAAGTTACAAGTGGAGATAATTTTGGGAAAACAACTGTATTGCCATATGAACCGAGTAATGGATCAATAGATATAACAATTGATAATAGCACCCATAATAAACTTACTTTTGTAGCAAATGTTCCAAGTACACTTTTATTGATTTATTCAGCGGTTAATTCAACACCAGAGAATGACAAAACTGAAATTAAAGTTACGGACGCAATGTTAGTTGAAGGGAATAAGATTGGCGATTATTCACAGGCACCAAAAGAACAAGAAGAACGTCTTGAAACAATGGAAACGAGCATAGAACAAAATGGTAAAGATATCATATTAAAAGCTAGTGAAGAAGAATTTAATAAAACTAAACAAACTTTATCAAAGAGTTTATCAGAAGTATTAATCAATACTACTTCGGGTATTACTTTATCTTATGATGACAATGGGAATGTGAATGATTTAAATGTAGGACCAGGTGGCGTTAAAATTAATGCCAATGTATTTGAAATTAACGATGGAGATGTCATTGTTAAAAATGGTGTCACAACGATTAAAGAGGCTTATATTGATAAGTTATTTTCTAATAAAGCGACCATTGATTACTTAAACAGTGTAGATATCACAGCCAAACGTATTCAAGCAGTTGATAATAAAGCAACAGTTAACATCGAAAATGGTGTCATAACGATGAATCGCACCGATGGCCATAAACTTGATATTGGAATCAATGGAATCGCCATGACGAACCCAAATGGATCTACACGATTTAGTATGGATAGGTTGTTAGTGACCAGTGCAGCGTTAGGTACTTCTAATTCAAATGTGTATTTAGCAGCTCAACAAGGCTTTGAAGTTCGTGCAGTCGATATTACACAAATACCAAGTGATGGTGCTTGGGATAGCTATCGTTATGTACCTGTAAGAGCATTAGCGTTTGTAGGTAATAAACTTATGACAAATGGCGGTACTAATCTTTATTTAGGTACTGATAGTGAGGTCAGAGTCACAGCACGTGGTGGATATAATGGAGAAGATACAGTTTATAGGAATGTTAGAGCATTAGGCTATAAAGGTAACTTCTTAGATTCAAATTATGTTACGAATGGAAATCATATTTATATAAGACCCGAAAGAGGTTCTGAGGTGCGTTTTACTGTTAGAGATACTACGGATAGTTATGTTGATATAAGAGGTGGTACAGGTTGGTTAGCCTCAGTATCTCATCGAGATTCAAACGCTCGCTTTTATATTGGAAGTGATAATGGGGTTAGAATCACTGGGCGTTCCTTATACAATGGTGGTGACGTTATATGGCGAAACTTAGCTGCCAACGGGTTATATGCAAACTTCTTAGATGTTAACCCAAATACAAATGCAACTAATTTATATTTAAGAGGTAAAAATGAAATACGTATCACAAAAAATGGAACAACAGATTCATATATACCTATTAGAGCAGCAAGTGCTACGTGGACTTCTTCAGAACAATATAAATATGATATTGAAGATTGGAACGTTGATATATTAGATCATCTAGTGAATCGTATTAAGTTATATAGTTATAAATTAAAAGCTGAGAAAGATAATGAAATAGAGCGTGTTAGACATGGTGTTATTTTGGAAAGGGAAACACCTGACGAATGGAAAAATGGAGACGGAGTTGACTCATATGAAATGACAGCATGGTCAATCAAAGCAATACAAGAATTGGCAATGAAAGTTAAAAAATTAGAAGAAAGAGTAGGGATATAATTATGAATGAACAAAACATACAGGCAAATCCACAGATTGTTATAAGTAATCTAGTACAGGAGAATTCAAGATTAACACATGAGAATGCGGTATTAAAATCTATTATCCAAGAACTGAATAGTCAACAAGAACAGGAAGAGCCTACTCAAAGTGAGTAAGGCAATTTTTTATAATTAAATTTAAGGAGTGGTTTGAATGGAAATGACAATTACACAGTATTTTTTAGTAGAAAGAGATGAAACAGGTAAGGAAACATGTTTAGTAAAAAATTATGGTAGTGGATTTAACCGAGGTGCTACACCACAATCAGCACATAAGTTTAAGACAGAAGAAGAAGCGAAAATAGCATGTAAAGCACAGAATATGTTAGCTGAGTTATTCGGCACAAACTTTAAAACGTATTATGTGGCTGAACAAATTGAACGTTCTAAACATAATCCTGATGGAACAGATTATGTTGAACCATCACGTAGTACGGAAGAAGATATTCAAGAAAACATTTCAGAATTAAGTGCACAGAACCAAGGCATTGATTAAGTTCAATGCCTTTTTATTATAGATAGCAAGACTATAAAGGAGTGAGAAAATGGAGGAAATAAGAGTGAAATTTACAGAATCAGAAGCATTTCATACATTCATCTATGCAGGAGACATCAAGCTTATGTGGTTTCTGATGATTTTAATGGGTTTAGATATTTTTACTGGATTATCTAAAGCTGTAAAAAATAAATCATTGTGGAGTCAAAAGTCTATGTTTGGTTTTGCAAGAAAGATGATGATTTTTTGCATTATCGTTTTAGCAAATATTATTGATCAGATATTAGGACTTAACGGTGGTTTATTGATGATAACAATCTTTTATTACATTGCCAATGAAGGACTAAGCATTATAGAAAATTGTGCTGAAATGGGCGTGTTAGTTCCTAAGGAAATTGCTGAAAAATTGCAAGTTATTAAAAGTGATAAAGGTTCAACAGTCAAACAAGAAATTAAAGAAGAATTTACAACTAAACATAATAAAGAAAATGATATTAAATAAGTCGGCTAAATAGTCGGCTTTTTATTATGACTTGGTTATGACAGTGCAGTTATAGCCAAGAAAAAACTAAAGGAGAGATTTATAATGAAAGATATTTATTCAAATCACATTCAAGGTAGTAAATTAACAGATAAAAAAGCGAGTATAGCAGGTATTGTTATTCACAATGATTATGGTTCAATGACACCTAATCAGTATTTACCATGGTTATATACGAGAGAACAAAACGGAACGCATGTTAATGGGTGGGCTTCAGTTTATGTAAATAAAGATGAAACACTTTGGTATCACCCAACTGATTATGTAGAATGGCATTGTGGGAATAACTGGGCTAACAGTAATTTGATCGGATTTGAAATTACTCAATCACACCCAGCAGCAGGTTTAACAGATGCTCAGTTCAAATTAAATGAAGAGGCAACATTTAAAGTAGCAGCAGCTATCATGAAGTCTTATGGATTATATCCAAACCGCGCAACAGTTAATCTTCATAGACAGTATTTTGGCACATCTTGTCCTCATCGTTCTTGGGATATGCATGTAGGAAAAAACGCACCAGATACGTTAGCTAATCGTAATAAGTTAAAAGATTACTTTATTTCTCGTATTAAACATTATTACAACGGTGGTAAAAAAACAACATGGAAATGGTCTGGTAAAGCAACAGCTAAAAAAGGTGTATCACCAATCGCAGCTAAGAAAAAACCAGGTTTAAACGAACCGGCATTAGCACCAGCAAATAATATATTAGCAGGTCAATATATCAACTTCTTCTCAGTAACTAAAAAAGATGGTTACTGGTGGGCAGAATTTGAATATCCAACTAATCCTAAAGCTGGACGTTTCTACTGTGCATTGGGACCTATTACACACAAAGATGAGAAGTTAGAAAAAGAAACAAAATTATGGTTTAACTTGAAGATTAATAGCAAGAAATAGGTGTGATATAATTTTTAAGAGAAGCATAAAATGCTTCTCTTAATTTTATTAAAAGGAGAAGAGTTAAGTGAAATCTAAAATATTCAGTTTTATATTTGTTATTTTATTATCGTCTTCAACGTTATTTGAAGTAAGTGCAGCAGAAATTCCTGTGCAAAATAATGATAATAGTAATTTGAGTGCTAGATCTTATGTAGATACATATGCAAGTGGAACATCAAAAACTAAAAATCAAGCTATAGGTTATATAAATTCTTTAGAGGGTAAAGGTTGGGATTTTGATGGATACTATGGATGGCAATGCTTTGATTTAGTAAACTATTATTGGAATTATTTATATGGTCATGGGTTAAAAGGTGCTTATGCAAAAGATATACCTTTTGAAAATAATTTTAATGGTGAGGCAACTGTATATAAAAATACACCAAGTTTTATTGCACAGCCAGGTGACTTAGTAGTTTTTAATAGTAATTATGGTCAAGGAGCAGGTCATACTTCAATTGTAACGAATGGTAATATTGATGGTAATTTAATGCAGTTCCAAAGCTTAGATCAAAACTGGTATGGTGGAGGACTAAACAAATCTGAAGTAGCCCAAAGAGTCAATCATAACTATGATACAGAAATGTGGTTTATTAGACCGACGTTTAATAATAATTCGACAAGTGGTTGGCAACAAAACCAATATGGTACTTGGTATAAATCAGAGTCAGCAAGATTTACATCTAACACTTCAATTATTAAGAGATATGATGGTCCTTTTAGAAGTATGCCACAGGCTGGGAGTATTACTTCAGGTCAATCTGTAAGGTATGATGAAGTATGTTTACAAGATGGGCATGTTTGGATAGGTTATACAGATAGTAAAGGCAAACGTACTTATATCCCAATAAGAACATGGAACGGTGTAAATCCACCAAATCATGGAGTTGGTGCATTATGGGGTCATATTAAATAGAACTTCATGTTAGACTAATTATATAATTAATTACTTCCTGAAACTTCAAATGATGAGCCTACCTTGAGTGGTGGGCTCTTTATGTTTGTTAGTATATTAGTAGTAATTTGCTAGTAAAAATCCTCTATATGCCTTATATGGATTATGAAGTTCCAATATATAATGTTTTATGATAAAATATTAGTACGAAGTTTTACTTATGACTTAAATTTCTTACCCTAACGTTTCCCTTGTCTAGTAAATAACTAGATGAGGGATTTTTGTGTTGTAAGTTCATTTAAATTATGATAATTTATTTTATAGAATCATCTCTTCCAAGTGTTTGTATTTATCTTAAATACAAAGTTAACCCTACGTTTTCCGGAATGTAGGGTTATTTTTACTTATGCCAATATATATGTTACAATTTGAACAGACATATTAAACACAATATGACGGCGAGCCTACTCATGTAATTGAGTAGGTTATTATTTTGAATTATGTAATATTAATGATATAATTTCTATAGTTTGAATCTATTATCTCCGTTTTAGATTTAAACTCATATTTAAAAATCCTTTGCACCTTACTAATAAGTAGGGTGTTAATTGTTTATAACTCAAAAAGATGATAAATTATATATAGAAACGTGATTCTCTAAAATGCCCCTTGCACAATGCCATGATGTAAGGGGGTTTCATTTGCTTTAATATCAATAGTGTAGTATTACTATATATAAGCACTTTTATAGTGCTTCTGTTTCATAATAAACATTCCATTACTTACCCTGTCACATTCTGTGATGGGGTTTTTATTGCATTAAAGTAGTCTTTTAATAAGCCATAAATATCAAGTTTTTATTTATACCGAATGCGCATTTTTTTGATTACTGATTTAATCGTGAGTACATTGATAATATGAAGGTTATATATTGCGATGATAAAATTTGAATAACTAAAAAAAGTTTTAAAAAACGGTTGCGTTACAATGAAAAATATGTTATAAAATAATCGAAAGTTATCAAATGATAATTTTTAGTAACTGGAGGTAGATATTATGTTAAAAGATAAACCAAAAACTTCTTATTACATTAACTATTCACCTCGAATTACTGAGTTAAAAAGCATTGATTTATTGTCTAGAGAAT